GTAGATAAATTCCAACGTAGTCTTACTAGTTTGTCATTTATAGGTTCTGCTGTTAGACCAGTAACATCTCCAGGAATAGCAGTTTTCCCAAAGGCTGTGAAAGAAAAAGTAGTAGGTTGAGCGGAAGGTTCAAAAGTTGAATTTAAACTGGACAATTCAAATTCATAAAGACCTTGCAATGAATCTAATATTTCAAAATCAGTACTTCTTGATTTAAGAGTTATAAAATTACCATTATCTATTCTATATCTCAATTCATACTCTGTAGCTCTTGGAACAGGATTAAAACTTATATTTAATCTAGTTCTTGCTGTCGCACCATCTACAAAAAATTCTTCTTCAACAACTTGACCTCCTGGTGCATCAACAAGTTCGTTTAATACTGTGATATTACGAACAGGTAGTGGAGAACCATCTTCGATAAAAGCATATTTTCCTGCGTTATAAGCTGTTGCTGTTACTGCATAACTATCTTTATCTTCAGTTATTCCTACAACTCTCCATTGTGTAGTTTGTAAAGTTGTGTTCTGTAAAATCCAAACGCTATTTGAATTTGGAGCAGCACTAAAAGCAGAAGATAGATTTATAACAGCACCAGAAATTGAAGATACACTTTTGGTTTCTACTGATCCATCTGGCATCACAACACTTAAAGTTGGATTATTCGTTGAATCTAAGTCAGTTGCATCAGTATTATCTACTGTCACAGATGTACTGGTTGCAGATTTTATTCTGCCTCCTCTCCTAAGCCCTGCCCTTACTGGATCACTTACTTCAATAACCTGTCCTGGCCTAACTATTACTCCTTCTGCTAATCCAGTGGCAAAACTAATAGTTTCTGAAGAATTTTGCTCTTCAAAGAGAATAAACCTTCCTAATCTTCTAGCTTGATTTCGTGAAGAACAAGCAAAGCCAGTAACTTTTTTATGAATAATTCCGTATTTATTTTTAGCAGTAGTATCTTCAACAGTCTCAAAATTTAATTCTTGATTCTCCATGTCAAAATAGGAGACAGAAACAACAGTAGATCTTGTTTTCAAACTCGTTCCAGAATATATAAAGCCTTCAGCAGTTACATTTGATAGGTTAAATAAATAGCTGGCATCTGTAGGTCGATCTTGCGTAAGAGTGAGAGATCCTGCACTCCAAAATGTCATGCCTCTCATTACAGAACTTAGAGACATAACTGTTTTGAAAGCATCTCCTCTTTGCCGAAGAACTACATTGCAGCTAAATCTAGGTTCTTGCCCTCCATCTCCATCATCAACTAATTCAGAAGAATAGACAGACGCACTATAAAAAGCAAATTTATCTAATTGCGATTCTGTTATATGATCTCCTAATCCGAAGCGGGATTCTGTTAATAAGTTAAATAGAATCCACGCTGGATCGGAACACCAATGCTTTGTTGTAGTAAGCGTTCCATTGAATGTGCCACTATAAGTTAATCTTCCATTTGTCTGATCTACAGTTGCATTGTGTGGGATTTTAACCTTAACTCCACGAATCCGATACATACGATCTGGAATACTTGGAAATTGTTCGGCATCAAAACGTAAATAGGTATGAGCTATATCTGGATAAGGTCTTTGTTCATCTATTATCTTTGTAAATGATGACCATGAAAAAGTATCTGTTATCCTTTCATTATCAGTGTCGCCAGAAGCTCTTCCAACCGTTACTTGGATAGGGAAAGACATATTATCTTTGATTGTTATTAGAAAGTCTCTGCTATATGCATTTCTTGATTTACCACTGATGGTAAATGTAGATCGACTCATGGGTATAATCCCAAAAAGACCGCCCTGAAAAGAAATTGTCTCACTACTTGTATTTTTATCAAAACGAGTTACAGTTCCATCATTCTCAGTAATTAATATAAATATATCAACAGTAGTTCCTAAATTTTTTCCATCTTTTTCATTTATATTAATCAATGCGTCAAAACGAACTGTGACTCTGATAGCGTCAATATTTGAATCAGTTATTGTTCTTGTTACTGAAGCAGCGTTAGTTACTTTTGCTCCTACAGCTTCTTCGTTTTCAATAGCACTTATAGCTTTAATAAAAGTCTGATTTGACGTTCCAAAACGAGGTTCAAACTTGACTCCTGTAAAATTAAAATCAGAATCTAAAATATTATTAGGATTTGCACTTGGTTTGACAATCGGAGTTGAGCTTAAAAATATATCTTTTAAGGCTGCCTTATTATAAGCAGCAGTTCCTTTTGTTAATCCTGCTGCTGACGGGAAACCTTCAATTTCTCCTTCACTTATAGCTTCAACAAGATTTAATGCTTGCTTACTTCGTAGAGAACCCAACCTAATTACTGCTGTGCCACCACCACCACCGCCAAACCATTTAAAAGGGTTCAGTTGAATTTCTTTTCGTCCTGCTCCAGGATGTATTTCAGCAACTTTAAACATAATTAACCTGAGAAATCATCAGTATCAATACCGCCTGATACGACAAGCGATCCAGTGAATATTTCACCGTACACAACTGGTATAGCAACACCAGCCCTTATCGTATTCTGTATTCCATTAAATGTAAAACTAGCTGGATCGTCAGAAGCACTATCAGGACTAGGTGTAGGACTTATCATTTCTGCTGCACCTGATAAAGCTAGATATATACCTAAATTTCCTGCTGCTGCTGCTAATGCACCCCCACCAGTAGTTCCAAATAGCAAAGTACCCTGAGCACTTCCTAACCCTACTCCTGCTGCTGGTGCAAAAACGGCTACACCAATAAGTATTGCTCCTAGTAAAAATCTTCCAAATCCTTTTCTTGCTCCCATAATTACTGGAACAATTTTAATTTCTTGACTTCCTATAGGAGTGTCTAGCTCAGTCTCACCTATCTCATAATCTCCTACTTTAACGCAATAATTTTGCTCCATCATGTGAGATTCTAAACTTGGGAAGTTTGCTAATAAAAATCTAAAAGCATCTGTGGGAGATGATATTTCCGCTTCAAAAGTACGCTCTCCCAAGAATCGAGCTAATCTACCGTAAACTTTAATTTTACTGAGCATAGCGATACCTCTTCTTTGTACAGTCTATATGTTCTTGATCGTATAGTTCTCTACAACTAAGTCTTTTCACACAATGTTGAAGAATAGTTTGATTACCTAAATATAGAGCTACATGATTTAATTTACCTGAATTTGTTGTGTCCATAAGAAGAACATCACCTTCTTTCAAATCTACTGTATCTTCTAATTCAATAAAACCTGTTAATGATGCAGCATATTCAAATAATGGATTTTCACTAAATTCTTTTGGGCTTTTTGGTCTATCCCAGTGTTTTAATTTAATATTTTTCTTTTCTTCATACCAATCATGTATCAAACTCCAACAATCTTGTACACCCCAAACCCACTCTCTACCAATTAATCCTTTTTTATAACCAGAGGGTTTAAAATAATGCCATTCTTTTGTCTCTGGGGTGACAATATAAAAAGGTAAATCTAAATATTCACAACTAGCTAAATCAGCATCACTAGGATAAGGAGGATGATTTGGATGACTATGTATTACTGCTATAACTTCACCTTCATCTTCGGCTTTCATCCAATCATCAGGATCTAAAATAAAATATTCTCCCTGTTCTTCAGCAATATTTTTACAAGGATAGTATTTTTCTTTACCTTTATAAATAGTCAATAAACCACAAGCCTCATGTGGTGAATCTTTTTGTGCATGCTTTAATGCAATATCTTTCCAACTCATCCTAAAAATGCTCCAATACCAGGAAAAATATCTTTAGTAGCAATTCTTTTTGGTAACTTTACATTTACTAAGTCAAGAGCAGATTGAGCTTCCCATGTAACTACATCTCTATTTTCAGTAACTTTACGATCCAAGAAATAAATCTCCTGTGGGAACTCTGCTGTAGGATCTGGTGTTCCAAATGGATTAACTTGAGCACTAGACGAAGATGTTGATTGTTGTTGGATAGTGTTGGGATCATTCATTGTAATCGTATTACCCATTGCATTGCCATGAACAGTACAGTAATACCTTAAATCTGATGGTGCGTCTGGATATGGAGGCTGAAAAGTTACAGAGCTACCAGCAGATCCTTGCGTTCCAGCAACAGTAACTCCTGTCGAATAAGATGCACCTGAATTTCGTTTTATTCTAAGTGGGTGTCCGCTATTTGAAGAATCTGATTGGTCAAAAATATAAGTAGAACCTCTTTTCATTGTAATAACAGGATTATTTACACCATTTAGCAGAAATATATTGACACCACCGACATTTTGAACAGTGACGGTATAGGTAACAGTTTCACCATCAGAAGGGTCTGCTACTGTTGAAGTTGAAGTCGTCGTTGTGGTTGTAGGAGCAAAATTAACAGCATCTAAAAAACGTGCTAATGTTCTAATTCTTGTAAATTTTGCCCCGTTTAAATCATTCCCTATTGTGGTTGTATTAACATCCTGCATTATCGCAGTCATCGTTCCAAAAATATTGCTTATTGAGATTTTTGGTCTAGGTAGAGTGCCAGTTGAACCAAACTCAAATCCAGTACACTCAATAGGAAATCTTAAATATGAATTGCCAGCCCATACAACTTCTCCATTCGCATTTAGATTTGCACCATTATGAAACCGATACAAAGTATTAGAGCCATGCAAAGCAGTACTTAACTGAATAGTAAATAGTTCGATAATCGAGCCAGGATTTATTGATTGTAATGCAGAAACTGGTATTGCCATTAGGGTTCAAATACTTGTTCAAATGTAGCTGTAATCCGATTACGATCAAAAGAAAAAACTTCTTTATTAAAACTTCTACAAATCCATTTGAGAGCAGAGGATTCATCAGGTGCTTGCCAATCAAAGG